CGTTGTTCATCTGTGGGATAACCAATGCTGGTCCATCCCAGGGCGTTGCTTTTTAGTTTGCACACAATGGTTTTCATGCCATCAACTATCTGCATAGAATAATTATCACTGTTCATTCTGCGCATGTTATTCCAGTTGATGGCTGCTCGCACATGCCCGGGCATGTTGGCTTTGCCTAGTCGCTCTTCTTCTTTCATGTACTTGGTCAGGTTATTAACACGTTTGGGACTGCCTTTTTCCCAGCCCGGACGTTCAGCAAATTCATACTTGAATTCACGTATACGTTCGATGATGGCATCACGTTGAACACCACCCAGTACACTATTTAGAATTTCTAGCAAAAAGTCCTGAATAACTTTGGGAGTGTCACTGCGCTTGAGATCCAGCCCCATGGCCTTGGTCTTGCCTTGCTTGCCTTCAACGTCTAAACGTTTGCCTTCCAAGTCAATGATGTTTACAGCATAGCGTTTTTTAGTAATAAACAAACTGCGATCGGCCACCAGTTCTCGACCTGCGGCAATCAAACTGCCCATGTCTCTAGGGCAATGAAATGCTTGCTCCATGAATCCTGGAAAACTTTCATTGACTTGTTCTGCAATACCATCATACAAGGCAATACAAGTTTCTTTGCTCCAGTCCATGCGACCTTCGGCAACTTCTTGTTTGAGCACAGGCCATGCACTGAAGTAACATGAATCAGTGTCACCGTAAATAATGGCCTTGCCAGTGTGATCGTATTCGCCAGTGATACATTCGTTGATGTAGGCATCCATGTGTCGAGCAATACTGCGGCCTACCAGTGTGGTACTTTGTCCGATGCGTTTGTCAAAGAATCTACAACCAGGATTCAAAATAGCACCATACAAGCTGTTCAAATTAATCTTCTTAACCAGTTGTCGCTTGTCCCAGAATGCTTCTTCTTTTTTATCCTGAGCTTCTTTCTTTTTAGCCTGCAACAGTTTGCGTTCGCTATACCAACGTTCCAGCAAGCCAGGAATCACTCCCTTGCGTTCATAAGTTACAATTGTGCCATTGGCAGTCAACATCCAAGGACGGTTGCTGTCAAAAACAATTTTCCAAATCTCTGCCGCTGAATAAACTTCATGCTCGCCATTTTGCCAGTCAATGGTGATCTCTGTACCGCGGTGCTGTTCCATTACCGCAGTGTATTCTAAGCTGGCAAACAAACCTTCCCAGGCAGCGGCAAAGCTCATGCCCGAAACAATACGCTCTTTGATGTATCGGTCAGTCATGATGGGACGCAGTTGTCCCACAATGGTCTCTGGTCCCATGTTTAGCGCACGAATTGCCGATGGGTACAGTGAGTTGATGTCAACTGAACCCACCCATTCATGTATGCCTTTTTTGGGCACAGCAACATAGGCTCCGGCGGCTTGGGTGTCTTCGTCGGTGAGTCGTTGTTTGCGATTGGGAACCACAAGTCCACGCTCGTGTGCTTCATTGATGATGGCCTGTTCGGTTACTGCCACAGCACCCATAGTGGTCTGTAATAGCACTGTGTTGGCATGTGCCAGTTCACTGGCCAAACTCAAGAACTGTAGCTTGCGATCCAATTTGTGCAACAACAAAGTATCTTGTCTGTTATACTCAATGAACTTTTTAAAGTGTTGATTGTACAAACTATCCAAGGTGCCTTCAAACTGTGTTTTACGCTCGTTGAGTTCATACTCACCAATGGCATCCAAACTATAACTGTGACGCTCTTCATATGTGTATTTGCGATACAGTTGCATATAGTCCATGTGCACACGGCCCACAAGGTCAAATGTAATTGCTTCAGCACCAAATCGTTCAAAGGTACGTTGCTTGGGCAGTTGTCCCCATAAACAAAATTTGCGTGTGTCGTCTTTGCTTAACACTCTAATGGTTCTATTAACAGTGTATGGGATATCATAGCCCTCGCTGTTCCAGCCACTGAGTACATCAGCGTCATCAATGAGATCAAGAAAAGTCTTGATCATTTCTTCTTCGCGCTCAAACAATATGGTGTTGTCAAATTCCTTGACAAGGTCCTGCGCAGTTGCCCAGCTCATGTGTGCAGGTGGAACAGCCAACGTGACTAGTTGGTCTAGCCAATCTAAGTAGACTGAAATAGCAGTAATTGGGTTGAATGGATCATCTACTGGAGAGAATCCGCGCTCTTTGTCAAAGGCAACCTCAATGTCAAAAAACGCTGTGTGCAGTTCGGGTGCGTCTTGATCTTTGTAGTTTTCTTCAAGACAACGAAAAATAGGATTGATATCACTCTCGTAGAGTTGTTTGCCCGACTGTATGCGTACTTCTTTGCGGAACTCTTTGTTGTTGCGTGTGCTGAATCTTGAAACTGGTGTGCCGTAGATGCTTTTGAATTTACCACGTGGATCATCGTAGTAAAACACGTAGCTGGCAGGATATTCTTGATATTGACGAACGCCGTTGCGACGTTCAACAACATGAATGCGATCGTGTTCACGATCAAAAAGTGCGTCGATATAACTCATTAGACTCCGTTTATGGCCGGTAAGCCATGATTCATGCTCGTGATGTGAGCGACTCAATACTACTTATCACACAGGTCTGGCAGATGTATATTTGTATCAAAGTGGTGTACCTTGGTTAGCTTACATAACTCATAGTGAGTTTTTGCAAACTCCTTACATAAATTTTGATTATCATAGTCAGAAATAGCAAAGTCATCAGGTGTGCATTCAATTTCCATTAGTTGCCCAATAACAAACGCAACCCAGATCATGTTATCAAAATTTTCGTAGACTGTGGTGGTATTAACGCAGGTGTTGAAAAATCTGGTTCTGTAAATCAAAAACTCTTGTTCCTTGACAAGTGGAATTCCTAATTGTTGTTGTATTTGATTTATCTGTTTAACAAAGTTGCTTGTATTGTTCAATAAGTCATCAAAATTAAAAAAAATAATTTGTTTTAAGCTATCAAATGTACAAACGTGCCGCGCAGTGTCCACACATGCTAAAAATGTTTTTTCGTAGTTGTCTGTGTTAAACGAATCTAGTTCAGCAATAAAATGTTTGACCAGCACATTCGCATAAAAATTAAAATAGTAGTCACCAGAATACAAATAATCAAACTCAAACGGGTATATGCTATGGTTGTAGGATATTGTTGCACCATTGTAGTCATAATGAAAGTTTGAAGAACTGTCAGAAATAGGTTGGTTAAGTATGACTTTTCTCAGCCAATTGCCGCCGGCCCCACTGGGAAAACTCAAAATCATAATTACAGCGTTTTACCAACAGTTTCAAGAATTGTTTCTAGCAGTTCGTGATCTTGTTTGGCTTTGCTAAATTCAGCTTTGTGAGCAATCTTGATGGCTTTTTTAAGCACAGCTGGTTTGATTTCCATTTCTTCAGCAATGGCCTTGATGGTGTCATTGAGACCAGCGTTGAGAGTTTCAACTTCGTGCATGACCTGCATGCCTTCGTTGATGATTTGAGTGAGCTTGAGTTTTTGTTCGCCGTTAAATGACTTGTCCATGAAAATCTCCTTTAATGCGCTAGTATAGCGGAGACGTCAAGCAAAGTCAAGCAATAGTTTAGAAAATTTTGCCAAAAATAAATGCTCACTTTGTGTTGCAAGGTAGCGAATCCGTTAACACAGGCAGCAGCCGCCCACACACTCGGTAACTAGTACCGGTCCTAAGGTGTGTTCTTTTTTAATTGGTAGTAGACTCGGGCTCGGTCCAGTAGATCGGCCATGGCAGGATCGGTGTCAGCCATGCGTCTAATTTCGCCCCAGAGTTTGTCTTCTTGAATTTTATCAACAAGACTTTTGGCACGGGTGTTCTGCCCAATCATTACACGTTCGGTCTTGCCAAATTCTCTAGCATAGACGGTGTCTCCACCATCAGGGCTTTCATAAATGTACGTTGCCCCCGGAGTTAGTGTATTCATACTGATATGTATGTCAGCATTTGCAAGTGTTTAAGATTTCCAGGTGCCGCCGTGTTGTTGATACCATTTGGTTGCAAACAGCATGGCGTGTTTGTTGGCACCATGGAATTTACTTTCTGCAACCATTTTAGCTCGATTCCATAAATCAAGTTTGGCGGGAGTTTGGCCTTCCGTCACACCTTTTGTAACTTTGGCAACACCAACCCGTTGATCCTTGGGTTCAATGGCGGGAGTTTTTCTATCCTGTTCTTTACGCTTTTGTGCCGCATTGGCCGCCACGCTGCCTTTGCGTGGAGGTTTACCGTAACTGAACGGGCCGCCTTCCGCCACACCTTGTGGTTTATCGTTGGGGTTAGTAGTCAACATAAACTCTTTGCCCTTATTAAACGGTTTGGCCATCATGGTCAATGCTGCCTTGTTGGCAGCAGTCTTGCTGTTAAATGTATAAGGATTGCCTTGTTGATCTTTGATGATTTTACCATCTTTGCGAACGTACCATGGACCTGCTTCTTGTGCAGCCAGTTTTGCACTGTAGGCTTTTTCCTGTTCCCATTCAGCTTCGTGTTCTCTACGTTTGAAGGCACGTTTGCTTGAATCCATCTGATCTTGTTGATAACGATCATATTCGTTGTAACTCATGGTATCGGGATTGCGACTGCCGTATGGTCCGGCTTCTTGTACAGCGGATTGTTGCTTTAGTAGTTCTTGTGCTTTTTCAACACTGATCAAATAACGACCGGTTCTTTCTGGGTCAGCCGCTTTTTTCAAATAGTCTATGCTGTATCCGCTGGGAGTTTGTGGCCTTGGCTCGGGGGCAACTGTTTGTTGTTTACCGTTTGCTCGAGCCTGTAGTTCTGCTCGAGCATCGTCAACACTGACCATGGGGCGAGGATGCTCGCCGTTGGCAACTTGCTGAAGATACGGAGTACCATATGAACTCAAATCTGCGGCCTGTGCACCGCCCGCACCGCCCAACGCAGTAGCACCCGCTAATGCCGCGCCTGCTAATGTACTTTTCCAGCCTTCGGCTACCTCTTGCTCAAATGGTGTCACAGGTTTCCTTTTAACTTTGGCAACTCCGCCTGCGGGGCTAACTCGTGTGGCCAATCTATTGTTGCCCAAGCTCTTGGTTTCTCTGTCGTCACGCTTGAAGTTTGGATTTTTGTTGTAGAAGTCTTGACTTTGCTTGTTCATCCAGCTAGTGTCTTTTTCACCTTCCGCCACACCTTGCTTTGGTTGGGTTACAAATTTTTGAATTGCTTGTTTCACCCCGTCTGGTGCCCTAGTCCATGGTTCAGCAACACCGGTGCTGTCAAAACTTGGGCCTTGCGGCTTTAGTGCAGGATTCACGTATGTTATTCTAATATCCGTGAAGGGAACCGGAGATTGATTAACATTTGGTCGATAACTCACTTGAACTGTTTTTCCGTTGCTTAGTTTATAATAATTAAGAGTTGGTTCAAATAATTCATTTAATCGTGATTCACTTTTTAATTTATTGCCTTCCGTTACACCTTTGCCAAAATATCTAGCAATGGCAGGGTCGCTATCATCTACTGCAATTAATCTACTTGGACTGATATTCCAGCCACTGCCATTACGGTCAGTGATTTGTACTCTACGATCATAAGGATCGCCGCGCATTATAAAGACTTCGCCGCTTGAATCTTCTTTGTCTCTTACATAGCCGCCGCTACGCAATTCTGACTCTTCATCCTCGTCGTCAAAATCATCATAGTCTTCTGCAACACTTTGCTTGCTGTACATATCAAGCATTTGTCTAATATAGAAAGCATAAAATCCTGGCCGTTCATTATACTCCATTTCACCAAGAACAGTTTTTAATGCTGTTATGGCATCAGCGGGTGTTGCCCCACGCATTATTCTTAATGATTTGGTAACAAGTGGATCAACTCTTTGTGAGCTTTCCGCTACTCCTTTTCCAAACTTATCCCAATCTGCAGACTTTGTTGGATCTAGACCCTTGGCCATCATTTGTTGCATTTTTTGAGAATTTATTTGATCCCACCTAGCATTGCTTTTGTCGGCTCTGTCAGCAATGCTTATTTCAGTTGGACTGAGTCCTTGTTTCATGGCCGCCGTAACAGCCGGCCCAAACTGTTCTGCTACATTTTTGCCGCCTGCGCCCTTTTTCATTTTTGCCATGGCGCCCTGTGCCATGTCATGGGTGCCAATTAGGTCGTCGGCTTTCATTTCAATTCCATTTGGATCACGCTTGGCCAAGCCTGGCATCATGTTGGGATTCATGCCATGTTCGCCTGCATCTGTATAATAGCCAATGATTTTTTCTAGGTGTGCTTGCAAAGGCTTGCTCTGCCAGAAGTATTCATCAATGGCATCAAATATTGGTTCCCATTGTCCCAACGGTTGCATGCTACCCCAGTGCATGGTTTTTCCTGATTGCAGATCTCTAACATCCATGCTGTCAATTTGATAACGTCCGGCTTGCGTTTCCATGAAATCCACCGGACGTACCACAAAGTTCAATTGCTGATGGTCGGGACCTATCAAGGCCACTTCAAAATCTGTTTCACTCGCGGGATCAACGTCGGTGACTTTCCAAGGATTATTCTCAGGATCAAAACCTCCAGCCTCAGCTAGCCCTCGTTGCTTGCGCCACTTACGAATGCTTTTGCCCTGATCTCGACGAGAGCCCAATTTGGGGCGAAGATCTCCAATTTTTTCTTCTAGTTCTTTGCCATCGGATTCGAATAATTGTTGTAGTATCATGATCGCTCTTCTATATAATCTTGGTTCTGGTCTTGTTGACGTCGACGATTGCAGAACATTTCCACAGCCATACTGGCTTCATCTAAATTTTTAAACCGGGCCGAGTGTGGTTTATTCTTAACAGTGATGCGGAATCCGTCATCTTCGTTGCCATGAATTTTAATTTTGTGCCCGTCATCAGTGGTAATTGTTTTGACGGCAGGACCAATTTTATCTGCCGACTGTGGGATTTTATCAATGAGAGAAGGATCTTTTTTGATAGCAGTAGCAACATCCTGAATATAGTCGCCAAGTTTTTTCTTCACTGTGCTCAACACATCTTCGGTTGTGTTGGCTTCGGGAATCTTGGTAAGCGGCCCAGTCAAGGTCATCTCGCCTTTGCCAATGGCATTTTTGATAATTGATGCCAGCTGTGGATTGGCCACTGTTCCCAAGACTTTGTTGCCTTGCTTGATGACCTGTGTGGTAGCTCTGGCTGGTTCAAAAGTGACTTGATCAGCTTCGTCAACTTCTTCGCTTGACTCCTTGCTCTCACCGCCAACAAAGTAGTCTTTGGTGGGGTGGTCGGGATCTTTCTTTGAACCCAGAACTGGACTGATATCCTTGGGTTTGAACAGCGCCGGTAGTTGGGGCACACTGCGTTGGGCGGCGTCCTGCCCTTCTTGGACACGATTAAATCGGTCTAAAATGCTTCTGATATCGTCGCTCATGCTCGTTGATCTTTCAAGAAACTTCTCAACATCCAGCCATGCTTCTCTTGTGCGTCCAAACGTTCCGCAATAAAGTTGGCAATGCCTTGTTTGTTTTCTGACGTGGCCGAAGCAAAGCACTGGTTTAACAAGTTGATTATGATATTGTTGTCTTCTAGCAATTCTTCAAACATCAGTCGAGCACGTGGTATTTTTGTTTGTCCCTGTATAATAGACAGTTCTTGAAAACGTTCAAAACTACCCGGGCTGTATTCTTGTAGTGTACGAATGTATTCAGCAATCTTATCAACAGCACTGTATACTTCTTCATAGAAATTGGCAAAGAAGTCATGATATTGAGCAAAGTCAGGACCTTCTACGTTCCAGTGAAAGTTCTGGGCCTTGATGCTCAATGCATACTGTGTAGCCAATAAAGTTTTTAAATCATCTGCGAGCATTTTTAATTTTCCTTGAAGCCCAGGGTTTTTCGTAGGCGTTTGCATATTTAGTTGGAGGTTTGATCATTTGTCTAGAGTTAACCTCGCCAATGGCATGACTTACTGAAGCAATTGCCCCTGAAGTGGTACAACCACTGCTTTCGTGAATAAATTTAACGGCTCGCATTATCTTATCAGTAGACTTTCGCTGCCAGTCCACTGTGCCTCTCCGTGTTCAACACGGTGATCTTTGGTAACAAAGTTGGCCAATTGTGGTCCCACGGGTTCGATACGAACTCGGTAAAGGCCGGGACTGGCTTGAATTTGTAGTATTTGTGTTAGGTACTGCTGACTATCCCAAATCCAGTCACGCTCGGTAAACAATTCATCATTGACATACACACGATAAACTGGCGGCATACCCTCCCAGGTACATTCAATATCAAACAGTGCTCGTACAAATTTTGTTTCCACGTGATATTTACCGCGTCTTTAATTCTTTGGGCTGTCCCACCACAACATTAGAATTGTTGTATTGGGTGCGCAGAATTCTACGAGCCATTTCGGGAGTACGAGCCTGTACCTGTGTGTCAACGATGTTGGTATATCCCTGCTGTTTTAACTTAATTTTAACAGCATAGGTTTTTAATGGTCGATCAGATAAACGTACAAAGTCATTGGCTCGCATCTTTTATTTAGTAGCGGTACGTATCAGGCTTGAATGGGCCTGTTGCAGGCACACCTATATATTGTGCTTGCACCGGGCTTAGTTCGGTGAGTTGTGCGCCAATTTGTGCAAGATGCAGTCTTGCTACTTTTTCGTCCAAGTGCTTGGGCAACAGATATAGTTCTCCAGCACGATAATTTGCAGTATTGTTGAACATTTCAATCTGTGCCAAGACTTGGTTGGTAAAGCTGTTTGACATCACAAAGCTGGGGTGGCCTGTGCCGCAACCCAGGTTCACCAAGCGACCCTTGGCCAGTATAATGATTTTAGTTCCATTGGGCAGAGTCACATGATCTACCAAGGGCTTGATTTCATCCCAGTGGCAGTCATGCAAACTGGCAATGTCAATTTCACTATCAAAGTGTCCAATGTTACACACAATGGCATTTTCCTTCATGCACAACATGTGTTCCTTGGTGATCACATTGATGTTGCCGGTGGCAGTGACAAAAATGTCGGCCTGGCTCTTGGCATAGTCCATGGTAACTATACGGAAGCCTTCCATTGCTGCCTGTAATGCACATATGGGATCAACCTCAGTGACCCAAACTTGTGCACTCAATGCTCTTAGTGCTTGCGCAGATCCCTTGCCCACGTCACCGTATCC